TCAGGTCCGCGTCCGTCAGGTACGCGCCTCTCATGTTCGCGCCAGCCAGGTCCACGCCTTTCAGGTCAGCGCCTGTCAGGTCAGCGCCCGACAGGTCCGCGCCTATCAGGTCAGCGCCCAACAGGTCCGCTTTCGTCAAGTCCGCGTCCGTCAGGTTCGCGTCCGTCAGGTTCGCGTTCATCAGGTCCGCGCCCCGCAGGTTTGCGCTTCTCATGTTCGCGCTTCTCATGTTCGCGCCCCTCAGGTCCGCGTCCGTCAGGTACGCGCCTCTCATGTTCGCGCCAGCCAGGTCCACGCCTTTCAGGTCAGCGCCTGTCAGGTCAGCGCCCGACAGGTCCGCGCCTATCAGGTCAGCGCCTGTCAGGTCAGCGCCTGCTAGGTTCGCGCCTCTCATGTTCGCGCCCCTCAGGTCCGCGTCCGTCAGGTTCGCGTTCATCAGGTACGCGCTTCTTAGGTCCGCTTTCGTCAAGTCCGCGTCCGTCAGGTTCGCGTTCATCAGGTCCGCGCCCCGCAGGTTTGCGCTTCTCATGTTCGCGCCTGTCAGGCTCGCGCCCTTCAGATTTACGCCTTCCGGGTTCTCGTGCATTAGGGTTGGCTCCTGTATTTCAGTTTGTGTCATGACGACGCGATCTCCTCGCTGATTTCCATGCAGAGCACGCCTGTCTCCAGGTACATCTGCCGCTGCACCTTTTGATCCCAGCGGGCAAGGAACTCTCGCTCGACCGGTGGGTGCAGTATTTTTGCAACGCCAGCTTGGATCAGCAGGCCTGCGCAATGGCTGCATGGCGGATGCGTGATGTAGGCGGTTGCGCCATCGAGGCTTACGCCGCGTCTGGCGGCGTCTGCAATCAAATTTCCCTCGCTGTGGACGGTCATGGCCAGCTTTGTGTCGCGGTCGGCGTATCGGTCTGGGTGATCGACGACACCGCGTGGTAGGCCGTTATAGCCGGCTGCGATCTGGGCTCGATCTCGGACGGCGATGCAGCCAACCTTGGTGCTGGGGTCTTTCGAGCGGTCGGCATACGCCCTGGCGATCTTTAGCCAATGGGCGTGCCACCGGGGGCTTGTCTCGATGCTCATCGTTTTTTCCACTTAGATTTCGGCCCAACTTTCTTGCGGTGGTTAAACGGAGCGGGCTTGGTCCGCCGCTTCGGTTTAGGCTCAGGTCGCCATGTTAATCCGACGCTAGTTTTCGCAGCCATTTTGGCATTTCCTCTCGTTTGACGTACACAATCTCTCGATGTTGATCGCACCAGACGCCGCCTTCACCGGCTTCCCTGTGGCAATACTCTACCGCTGGCGGGTGGCCTGGATCTATGCGTTTGACCCACTTACAGCTTCGCACCTGCGCCTCTGTGTTCTTTGCCTGGGGTGTGCTGTATGGCAAATACTTCTGCGCTTTTCTCTTCTTCAAGCCCATGCGATAGGCTAGGCCGATGACCGCGTTTTGAGTCATCTCATGCCCGGCGTCAGATAAATTGCGAACGATTTCCTTAATAGTGCGGCCACGGTCATACCCCTCGCGAATGATATCGCGCATGGCATCCTTGTGTTTGCGCACGGCATTCTTGTGTTTGCGCACGGCGTTGGCATCTACGATTCGTTTTGGTAGACCCAGATATTGGGCCTTCCGTGCCACGCTGTCACGGGTCCGCCCCATGTCCCTCGCAATTGCGCTGGCGGTTGACCCGGGCGCAAACCACATGCGCTTGAGATGCTCGACTTCCTCATTGGTCCACTTCATAGCAGAATAATTCCCCTGTGTTTGCGCGGTATGATCTCCAAAAAACCGCGCCGCTCGGCAACCTTGATGCGCTTGTAAGCGGCTTGTTTGGTGATGCGAAGCGCCTTAGCAATCTCCTGCAAAGTCGGCGAGTGCTTCTCCGGGTGCCGTTCCTTCAGCACCCGGATGACGGCCATCAAAACATCTGTATCGGTCACAGGATGAACATCAGGCAGACGGACAGGCTAGCAACGAGCCACGCCAGCTCGAGGATATTACAGAGCATTTTCATGTTCGCACTCCTAGCAATGGTATTCCTCCAGGTTGGTGGCGGAGGCCGAAGCCTCCGCGGGTTGATGTTAGCGTGCGAGCCACTCTTCGAAAGTGGGCAGCGGTGCGCCACCGCGGGTTATGTCGCCACCTTTTCCGTCATCGGCGCACGATAAGAAAATCTGAAATTCATCCCAGTGCGTCCCGCGCAGTTGGGTCTGACATTCGAACTTCTGGATCAGAAGGGCTTCGTTGGCTTCGGCGTTGGTCATGTTCTTTTCTCCAGGTTGGTGGCGGTCGGCTCATTCCGTTTGCCATGTCCTTAATGTAAACCTTTCCGGACAAACGTCAACCTTTTTTCTGCATGATCTCCAATATTTTTTCGCGTGCATCGTCGAAGCCAGCCCCGACCACCACATCATCGCCGCAAACCGTGGTCAGGTAGTCAATCCAGTCAATCTGGGTTTTCGACAACCTGCCGCCGGTGGATCTCTTCATCTCGATCCATAGCCGCCGCTGCGGGACATACAGATCAGGCACGCCAGACGTAGCGCCCTCGGCCTTCAGCCTTGCCGCAACGCTCAAGTGTCGGTGGCCACCATTCGGGATCGAGAATATGCGGACGCTGGCAAATGTCTGCCGGAACCACTGCACTAGCCGTCGCTGTTCTACGTGCTCGTTGTCTGCCATGATCTGCCTATGATCCTCTTAAATTTTCCGTCCCGCTCGTAGGTGATCGATGTTGGCGGTTTGGCCGCGTTCATCGTTCCAGCAATCTCGGTCAGGTCCATATGCTGCCCAGCATCGACGCCAGAATTGCGGGCGATTTCGGCCAATATAGCCGCAGCCTTTTGCCCAGCATATCCTGGGTAGCCCAGCGTCAGATATTCGGTCACGCCCTGATCAAAAATCCCCTGATGATACGTCACGGCCAGCATTGGGTTGCCGCTGGCCCGGCTGACCTGCGTGCGCCAACGCCAGCGCTTGACCGGCATCGTTTGCGCCCCAAGCCCCATGACGTCCTGATCGCCCAGCGCAAATTTTTTCTCCTTGGGCTCGGGAAACGGCTCACCGCAACCAATGCAATCGCGAGCCGCTAGCGGGTTGATCTCGTCACAATGTTTGCAGACCTTGACCGGCGCATCGCCAGTGCCGGCTTTGCGACCAGGATCAACCGCCGTGATTGGCCCATGTGTGGCCACTAGGCCGGCAAAGTCGAGCGCCAGACAGTGATCGGTGTGGCTCTTGATCCGCATCCCGCGTCCGGCCATCTGGACATACAGGCTGACTGACAGCGTCGGTCGCAAAAATACGATGCAATCTAGATCCGGGTGGTCAAAGCCGGTGGTCAGAACATTGGCGTTGGTGACGGCCCGCACTTGGCCAGATTTGAAGCCATCCAGTATCCGGTCGCGTTCGTCCTTTGGCGTTGATCCAACAACCGTTTCTGCGGTTATGCCAAAGTCGCGCAGGATGTCTCGCACCTGATAGGCATGATCAACGCCCGTGCAAAAAAACAGCAGCGACTGGCAATGATTGGCCCGACGCATCGCCTCATGCACAGCGCCCTCGGTGTCGAATTTTTCCAGGGCCTTGACCAGATCATCTTCGCGGTAGTCACCGCCGCGTTTGCGGACGCCTTCGACCGACATGCGGATATCCGGTCGTTTTGATCGCAGCGGGGCCAGATATTTTTTGTGGATCAACTCCTCCATGCTCGCCGGCTGGATCAGGGCCGAGAATAGCGCCGGCTCGTCGGTGATCAGGCCATGGCCCAGCCGATATGGCGTGGCAGTCAGGCCCACGACACGCAGCGCCGGGTTGATAGCTGTCAGATCGTCGATCAGCCCGCGATAGCCGCCCTGCTGTTTGTGATCGATCAAGTGGCACTCGTCCACGATCACCAGATCGATGTGACCAATGTCGTCGGCTTTATTCCGCACCGATTGGATGCCGGCGAACGTGATCGGCTGGCCGATCTCGCGCCGATTGAGCCCAGCCGAATAGATGCCAAGCGGAGCATCTGGCCAGTGCTCCAGCATTTTGTGGGCGTTCTGGCGGATCAACTCTTTGACGTGCGTGAGCATCAAGACGCGCGTTCCAGGCCAGCTTTCCAACGCGTCTTTGCACAATGCCGCCACGATGTGGCTCTTGCCGGAGCCGGTCGGCAATTCCAGGCATGGATGTCCCTCAGAATGCTCTGAGAACCACGCATATAGCTGATCAATCGCCCTCTGCTGGTAGTCGCGTAGCATCGCGAACCTCCTTCACCGTCGCGCCTGGGAATGCCCGCCGGATCTCGCCAACCTCCTGCCGCGCGCACGCCTCGCCGCCTGCGATTAGTTCCTGGCTGGAAAACGTGAAAGCATCGGCCTCACCGTTGCGAACGTCTACGCCGTCGATGACGTAGACGGCTTCGTTCGGGTCGCCGCTGTCTTTGATCGCCCACGGCACTAGATCAGGGTGCAGGACGTGTGCATGGCAACCGGTCCGCTGATGCTCGACTTCAACGTGCTCAGCATCCCAACGCGCGCAGGCCCACTTGCCGTCATCAGTCGGCGTCGAGTGTGCGCACGTCCGGCAGTTGACCTCCTCGGTCAGCCGGCGCTCATGGCAAAAGCTGTGGGCGGGGCAAAATCTACACTTAAACCACGTCGGATCGGTACTGATTGGGTCCGGCATACGCTCGGCCAGAGCCAGTCGCCGACCGCGGCCCAAGAGGGTCTCCGCCGCTTCCTGATCGTACTTAACCCGCTCGGTGTATAGCCTGTCGTCGTCCTTGCAGACGCCCACATAAAGAGCCCGCTCAATGCCTGAGCCGTGCATATAAAGCTGCATCTGGCACCAGTGCTGAGGCTTGGCAGCAAGCACGCCCTTGCGGGTGAGATCGTCGAATGATTTGCGGTTGTGGGTCTTAAATTCGGCAATGTGCCGCGACGCCTCGGCCCCAGGGACGCCGCCTTCGATGATGCCATCGACCGACCCGGCAATGTGCGTGCCGAACTCAATCCTGGTCTGGTCATACTCGGTTGCGCGGATGTTGATGCCAATGGCGCGCAGGTCTTTCACGATCAGCGCCTCCTCGTTGTGGCCGCGTCGGAATAGCCGCCGCACCCGGCCCGGTATCTGTTCGCGGATCGCCCAGCGGAATGACAACCAAATCCACCGGTCACAGTGATGGCCAAGGATCGACGCGCCCAGGTGCGGGCGCGGTTCGTCGACTTGTTTTTCGTGGTAGGCGTCAATAGCTAGAGCTACTCGGTCGATGCTGTCAGGCATTTTTGTCATAGTTATTGCCGGGGCTCTCGCCCCGGCTCCCTGTTTAGCGAGCCCACGGCGGGCTGGACGATTTGGCGGCTGGCGCGGCCTTGGCTGGCGCTGGCGCCGCCGACCGATCTGGCGCGGCGCTAACCAGTTTTTTTACTTCGTTTCTGCGACCATATTGAGCGTCGTCTCTGATCGTGACCGTCGCCTTTAACCGCCCGCCCAGTAACTGGTCGGTGTCGTCAACCGGATCGACGCCGACCGCTTTCATCAGCTCGCCAAGCTGCCGCAGGCCGATGCCCGTCGCTGCCGGATTTGGATTGTCAAAGTTGATGTTGGTCCAGAGCACGCGGCCTTGATGCGTCGGGCCTGTGACGTCGAGCCGGGTCGCCATATACTGACCCGTTCCGGCCTTGGTCGTGCGCAAATCAATGCCTTGCACTACGACGTCGTAAACGCCTTCGGGAATAGGCTCCATTGGACCGCGCTGCTCATCCTGCGGGATGTCCGCCAAGCTGATCGTGTTGGGAAAGAACGCCATCTTTTTACTCCTGCTCGATGGTGAAGGAAGGGCGACCGGGTTTGCTCGTGATCGCCTTGAGAAAAGGTGTTGTGACCTCTGGGTCGGTTGCTTTCCAAACGGCCAGATCGAGATCCGGCTTCCAGCGAAATAGCTTGGCCAAATAGCCCTCCAGGCCATGCTCTGCCGCGATCTCTTGCGCCAGATCACCATCAACCTTGCGCCCGATCCGACCGACCACTTTGATTTTGTGGCCGCCATCGGTTTCGGTTTTGGCCGTACCATCCAGCGTGTCCGGCACGCCCAACAGCGAAAGCATATGGTCCTCCAGCGCTCGACGACGCTCGACGGCCTCGCGCTCGGCTTCTTTGGCTGCGATCCACTCGGCAGCGGTAGTGTCCAGGTCCAGGTTCATTTTATCCTCCAATTCTCTCAATGATCGCGCCAAGATCAGGTGCCTCCCAGGCGTCCAGCTTCCCGGACCTGTCTTTAGCTTGCCACAGGCCATCGGATTGGCACATCAAAGCCCGCTGGATGTTGCCGTCCGTGTCCTTTTCGACCCGCAAGGCCAGCACCAAATCGAAAAAGTAGGGCAATGCTTGGCCGGTTTTCTGGCCCGGCATGGATGGGCTATAGAGCATCCGGCCCATTTCATCCTGGGTTTTGTCCAGTTTGGCGGTGAATAGAACGTGGCGCGGCAGGTCCCGGAACGAGCGGACGACCTCGGCCATGGTCGTCTGCAGCTCGCCATATGCCTGTCGCGGGTCTTTGCTTTTCGCTTTTTCAGTGGCCAAGCAGACCTCGGCGATCTCGCTGATGCTGTCGAGCGCCACGCTGTCAAACGCCTTGGCCTCATCGCTGCCGGTCAGCCATTTGTAGGCTTCCCGCAGCGTGTCCATGCCGTCGATCTCGATGAACGGCAGGTTGCTGTCCCTGATCGACAATAGGCCAGCCTCGGCGGAAAGAATGACCGGGTTTGGCATCGTCGGGATCAGGCTGGTTTTGCCGGCTCCGGCTTGGCCGTAGACCAGGACTTTGACGTTACCGTCCCTGGTCGAGCCGGTGTTTTGTACATCGATTGCCATGTGGCATATCCTCCGTGTTGTGTGAAGTGGTGGGGAGGTGGTGGGGAGGTGGTGGGGAGGCGCTAGCGCGCCTCTAGCCGGTGTGACCGTTTTCGTGCGCAACCGGGCCGACCCAGTTGCCGGCGCGGTCGTAGTTCATAATCCAGCGATTTGCCTTGAAGAGGTTGGCTGCGTCGTCAATACGGCCGCGGCACTCCAGAGCCTCGATTTCGTCGTTGATGCGGTTCAGTTCAGAAATCAATTCGGCGTTTGTCATCGTCTCAGTTCCTCGTTTGCGGCTGGTCGGGTGATTCCGGTTGCCATAGGTTGAATATAGGGATTGACTGCGCGGGCGTCAACACCTAAGTTTAAAAAAATCAGCAATGAGGAGAAAAAAAATGACCACCGCCGATGCGATCCAGCATTTTGGATCAATCAGGGATTTGGCCGCTGCCATCGGGATCTGGCCGCACGGGATATACCGATGGGGTGAGCGCCCACCAATGCTGCGTCAATACCAGATCGAACGCTTGACGGCAGGGGAGCTAAAGGCCGATGACTGACCTCCCGGACAATAACCCGAAAACGATTTACGGCGTCCAGAAGCCGTCTCTCGGCCTGATCCCGCTTGCCGCACTGGAAGCTGCTGCCGGCGCGCATCAGCTAGGGGCCGATAAATATGGGCCCTGGAACTGGCGGGAAAAGCAGGTGGCCGCGTCGGTCTATATCCATGCCATGCTCCGTCACATCAAGGCTTGGCAGGAGGTCGAGGATCTTGACCCGGAAAGCGGTGTCTCGCACCTTGGCCACGTCATGGCATGTTGTGGGATACTGCTGGACGCCCAGCGGCACGGCCAGCTTGTAGATGATAGGGTGCGCGATAATGGCTAAATTTCCTGGCGGTCCAATCCGCATACCAACCGATCTGCCAGCCGATCCGCCCGAGATCCAGCTTGCCGACGCCATGCTTGCGGCTGGGATCAACCCGCCGCCAAATATCATGATCGACGGAAACCTGCATCGTTTCAGCACCAAGGGCCGGAGCCGCGACAATTCTGGCTGGTACGTCGCCTTTCCCGACGAGCCCGTTGCCGGGCGTTTCGGCTGCTGGCGAGATCAGATCGACGTCGTGTTTCGCGCCGACATTGGCCGGAAGCTGTCGCCCGCAGAGGAGATGCGCCTGATTGCCAGGCAAGCGGAGGCCAAGGCCCGTCGCGATGAGGAGCGCAAGCGCAAAGCCGAAGTGGCCGCCGAGACCGTTGCCGACATCTGGGCCGGCGCAATTGCTGCCAGCCCAGATCATCCATACCTCAGGCACAAAGGCATTCAATCGCACGGGGCGCGCGCTACCGGCGATGGCCGTCTGATCGTCCCGCTGTTTGCGGAGGATGGAAGTCTTTCCAGCCTGCAATATATCGGTGATGAAAAGCGCTATCACTCCGGCGCGGTAACGCGCGGATGCTCCTGGACGCTTGGCGATCTGGATGGCGGCACGATTTTTGTCGCCGAAGGCTTCGCGACGGCGGCCACAATTCGAGAGGTCAGCAACCGCCCGGTCGTCATAGCCTACAGCGCCAACAATTTGCCTGAAGTGGTGCGCCAGCTACGCGAGCGCCACGGCGCGCAGCAGGATATCGTCATTGTCGCGGATAACGACGAATCGGGCGTTGGCCGCAACAAGGCCGACGAAGCCGCCGCCAAACATGGCGCTAGGATCGTCATGCCGCCCGATCTGGGAGATGCGAACGATTACCATCTGGCCGGCAAGGATTTGCACGGCCTGCTATTCCCGCCCGCCGACGACTGGTTGGTCCCTGCTGACGACTTTTCGAAACAGCCAGCACCAATCAAATGGATGGTGAAGCGCTGGCTCCAGAGTGACGCGCTAATCATGGTGCACGGGCCATCAGGCGGCGGAAAAACATTCTTGGTTCTTGACATGGTGCTGTCGATAGCCAGCAAAGGCGCGATTGCCGAGTGGCATGGCCACAAGGTTAGATCAGGTCCGGTAATCTATCTGGCCGGCGAAGGACACCACGGCCTGCGAGGCCGCATAGCCGCCTGGAAACAACATCACGGCGTCAATAGCCTAGAAATGTGGCTGTCACGGCATGGCCTGGATCTCAACACCGCCGCCGGCTATCAAAAAACAGCCGATGCCATCCGGGCGCTGTCCGTCACGCCATCGGTGATAGTGGTGGATACGCTGCATCGATTTCTGGACGGCGATGAGAACAGCGCACAGGACGCCAAGACGATGTTGGACGCCTGCGGTGGGCTGATCCAGGAATTCGGATGCGCGGTGGTCCTGGTTCATCACACCGGCGTTGCGGCAGAGGCCCAGCACCGGGCGCGGGGATCGTCAGCATGGAAAGGCGCGCTTGATATTGAGATCAGCGTCGTGCCGCCCGACAATCAGGGTGGCTCGATTCAGGTGGTGCAGCGTAAATCAAAAGATGCAGAACTGGCCGATCCGATCAACGGCGCACTGGAAGCGGTGGAAATCGCCGGTTGGTTTGATGAGGACGGAGAGAAGGTTTCAAGCGCGGTGTTTGTGGAAGGGCCGGAAATCGTGCAACAGGAAACCAGCGCGCTGGCGAGGCATAGAAAGACGTTCGAGCGGGCGTGGTGGGCCGGTCATGCGCAAATTTCTGAAGGCGGGCGACCGTATGTCGCAAAGGAGGATTTACGGGAAAAGCTGCTGGAGGACGGCAACGCCGAAAGCACAGTGCGGCAGATGATGAAGCCGTCAGTCAGCAACAAACTCATCGGCTCACTGATAAATTCTGAGCAAATCGCGCCAGAATCCGGGGGTTGGGTGGTGATTGATGGTGTTTGGGCCAGTGCTCTCTTGCTCGCGAAAAAGGGGTAGGCGATGCAATTTATAGGAAGGTACCAGTGGTACCAGTACGGTACCAGTACGCCTGGTACCAAAATCGGCAGATGGGCTTGACTTTGGTACCAGCGGTGGGGTACGCTCGTCCGCGAGCGTCCCCCCTGGTACCGAAAGCCCTACAGGGCCATTTAATCCGCAACAGGCAGCGCTCAAAAGTTTATTATAGCGAAACGCCGCCCTTCGGCAAAAGAGCGGCGTCTCTGACCACAACGCGAAAAAGAAGAAAGCGCGCTATGGCTGAAAATCAAAATCTCATACAGAGCACGAAAACACAAGCGAGCGACACGCTTCCCGCCATGATAGATCGGGCGGCAAAGGCGCTGGCATCTGCCACAACGGCGGGCGAAATCCTGGAGGCACAGCATCACGCCAACATGGCCTATGCCGAAGCTAAAAGCGTGGGCCGCATGGCAAGAGCGCGCAAGGCACACGATGATATCATTGGCGCGGTATATCGTGCTCAAGCCAACGCCTTGGAAATCGAAGCGCGGGCGAAGATGCGACTAGCTGATGAATACGACGCCGCCCAAGCAAGGGGTGAGGTGGCAAGCGGAAACAGGGCAAAAGATTTTGGCGTTCTAAGTGATAACGCCAAACCAGCAACAGCAAAAGACCTAGGCTTCAACCGCCGCGAAATCCACGAAGCCAGGAAACTGCGGGACGCAGAAGCGGAAGAACCCGGCTTTGTCAAGAACACCCTGGACGCCATTGTCGCCGCAGGTGAGGAGCCAACAAAGGCCGCGCTAAAGAAGGCCCATGTGGCTCACAACAGCGGGCAGAATGAATGGTACACGCCAGCGGCGTTTATCGAGGCGGCGCGGCAAGTCATGGGTGGGATTGATCTTGACCCGGCTTCCTCGGAAATCGCTAACCGCACGGTTCAGGCCGCACGCTACTTCACGGCGGAGGATAATGGCCTTGCGCAGGATTGGCCAGCGTGCCGGATTTGGATGAATCCGCCCTATGCACAGCCGCTTATATCTCAATTTTCCAAAAAAATAGCGGAAGCTGCGGACGCTGGCGCGGAAGCTATTGTCCTGGTGAATAACGCCACGGAAACGGCCTGGTTTCAACGAATGTTGCAATCTGCGAGCGCACTTTGTTTTCCCGAAAAGCGCGTTCGGTTTCTGGATCCAGACGGCAACCCAGGAGCTCCGCTGCAAGGCCAGGCGCTGCTTTATTTCGGTTCAAACGTGTCTGCATTCACTGGGAAATTTTCCGAGTTTGGCGGCGTGGCGCTGATGTGCCGATGATGACATTTCAGCAGAGCTTGGAATATGGGCAAGCGGGCGAGAGCGTAATTTCGCAGTGGCTCCAGGATAGAGGCTGCAAGGTGTTTCCGGCTTATGAAAAGCTGATCGACACGGGGAAAGGGCCACAGCTTTTCACGGCGCAAGGAAATTTCGTTCTCCCTGATTTGCTGGTTTTCGGCGAAGGGGCAAAAACAATCTTCTGGGCCGAGGTGAAGCACAAGAAGCGCTTCAGTTGGCATCGCATGTCGCAAACATGGCAAACCGGTATCGATCTCCGCCACTATCGTCACTATTGCGAGGTGCAAGAAAATACGAATCTTGCGGTATGGCTGATGTTCCTGCACACCGAAAGCAAGCCATCGCAAAGCGATATTGCCTACGGCTCGCCAGAAACTTGCCCATCTGGCTTGTTCGGAAACGCGCTTTCCGAGTTGGTGCGCACAGAAAGCCACAAGTCAGAACGGCACGGAAGAACTGGAATGGTGTACTGGCCAGAAAGCGCTTTGGTGAGGCTGAATGATTGACACCATTCAAATCAGACGGCATTATTGGAACTGGCTCCGTGTGGGTCGTAGCATCATGCTTTCCTCCAGTCGTGACTACCTCGCGCTTTTCTCCCAGGGCGCGAGGTTTTTTTATGGCCGATAACCGATCCGACGAAGCGCGCGAATGGCGGCGGCTCTATGCTGGCAAACAGTGGGCAATCTTGCGGCGGCAAGCACTGGCCCGCGACGGCTTCCAATGCCAGCGGTGCGGCGTCATGCTAACAAATGGCAGACGCTCGCCGCGCTCGGCGGTGGTGCATCATATTGAGGCGCACAAGGGCGATCTTGATCTATTCTTTGCGCTGGATAATCTAGAGGCCGTGTGCTGGACGTGCCACAGCGGCGCGATTCAGTCAGAGGAGGTGCTAGGCTATGACGCGAGCATTGGCGCGGACGGATGGCCCGTCGATCCGAAACATCCGGGAGCAAGGTGATGGAACAGCGCTATAAGAATTCCCTGCCATGGGGTCATCAACTCACGCGCGGCAACATCCAGCTTGCGCGTATCCGCCATCAGTTCGGGCGCAACGTGGCGTGCGGAACGTCGTACACTCCAGTCTCTGATAATGGTGTCTACCGGACGCCACAGGTTGGATCTGCAACGGCGCTGCGGATTAAGGCAGGCGGCAATGCAGCTGACACGGCAGCAGGTGCAGGCGCGCGATCTGTTAGGCTCACCGGCATTGACGCCAGCGGTGACGAGATAACCGAAACAATCGCAACGGCGGGCGCGTCTGCATCGGTGGCAACGAATGCGCAATTCGTCCGGCTATATGAAGCGGCGGTGGTGGATACAGGCACTTATGGCACACAAGACGCGGGCTCGCATGTCGGCAACATCACAATCGAGAATTCGGCAGGCACACAGGACTGGGCACAAATCCAACTGAACGGATTTCCCGCCAGCGTCACAGGCATCGGCTCGCTAACAATCCCGCGCAACCACGTCGGGCTAATCAGCAATATCCAGATTAACGTGGACCTGACAAAGACGACGGATTTCTTGATCTTGCGGCGCGGTGGCATCCTCGACACAGTTGCGCCATATGAGCCGATCTACAAAGTCCAGGAGTTCATAGGCGTTGCTCGCCCTATCAGCATCCAGTTCGAAGCGCCAATCAAAATCACGGAGCTGACGGACATCGGCGTTCTGGCCAAGGTGTCGAACGGGACAGGCGCGGTCTCGGTCGATATCGAGGTCATCATCCTAGAGGCGGAAACTTGAGCCGGGGGGAGGGGGTGGGTCAATCTCTGGGGCGAGGCGCTGCCAAACCGGCGCCAACAAAAAACTTTTTTGCGTTTACGGAAAAAACCGATGAAACGACGATCTGACAAGAACAGCACCACTGCTGCCGT